TGCTTTTTCAAGCATTTACGGATAGCTGCCTTAGCTTCGTTGGGACTAACAGTGCGGTTAGCGGAAATTTCTTTAGACATAGTGCTCTTTCTTTAAAAAACTGTTGAAGGAAATTGTTTACAGTGTCACTATTGTAGCAAAGATCTGCAGTCTTGTCAAGATGTTTTTTGTTTTTCTGTAAATCTTTTTTGAGCTCTATGAAACTTTGCAATGTTGCCAGAAAACAACACTAATTGAACTGCAAGTTTCTCTCCAAATACAAAAATTTGCTTATGGGTCAAGAAAAATGGACAGTCAATATTCTGATCTATCCAAATTATAAGTTCGTTTGTGACAACAATAGGTTCGTCAAATTTGATTTCGTAACACTTGATATCGGCTTTTTGTAAGCATTCAAACCCTTGCTCGGTTAATCTTAGGCCGCCCTTGTCTTTGTTTCGAGTGCTAAACCACCAGGTGGGTATTGTTTTTTTAATTCGTTGATCGCTAGCAGACAGTCCTAATGACTCTAATACTACTTTAGTTATTTCATGCTTCAGATTCATTGGCAATTTTTTCGCCAGTTGTTAGTTTATAAACAGAAAAGTCTGTAGTATTGAATAGTTTATTAAGTTTCTCTGCTAAATTGAACGCATGACCACTATTTGAGAAACTAACCTTCTTATACTTAGGGCCTAACTGCTGTGCAACTATACTACTGGTCTTTAAATTTATTGGTTTATCTTGATAAAAAACAGCCCAAATGGCATCGGCTTCTAAAACTTGTTCCGTTTTATAATTCTTTTTATTCGTTATTTCTAATAATACTGTTGGCTTTGGCCTGCTCATACATACGTTCTCCGAAAAGTGCGTATATATTTAGCCCAAACTATTATAAAAAGGTCGATGCAATCATAATGTCGTTGGGAAACGTGCCGTCGGGTTCCCCGTCCATGTATGTTATTCTGTAAGTAGGATTAATTTTAAATATAGCTGTCAACACATCTTCTTTTGATACAAAATCCCATTCGTGAGATCCGAATAATCTACAATCGTCGATGAATAATACATGCTCCTTGCAAGGCGAAAGCGCAATTGATTCGAGTTCTTTTAATAAAGGACTACCACCATAAATTCCTCCTGGTAAATCAGGGCCACTTGCATGTGCGTCTAACCAGATTGTTGCAAGCCCTGTAAGGCCTGGCATAATCTCTTTTAAGACATCAACCGAATCTCCTAACCATATTTTTACGGTTGTCTCATTTGCAAACCTGTCTTTGCAGTATAGATACAATTCTTCTTTTAATTCAATGCCGTGAATAGTGTTAAATCCGTATTGTCTAGCAGTTTCTAACGCATATCCGTAATGAGAACCAGTTTCAATAAAAGTTTGGCCTTGTCCGTAGAGTTCTAATGTTTTTGTATATAACGATCCCATTAAAATTTACCACCATCTACTTTAATTTCTATTTTTTCAGGTGGTTGTGTCGATGCCAGTTGTTCATAGTTACCTGCAAGTCTAGTCATAACAAGACTAAGACTATTTTGTAAATCGGCAGTTTCTTTTATAGAAAGTGTTACGGACTTTTGATTGCTTTTTATTGCGACTCGTGCTTTATCTAAAAAATCTTCAATAGGCAAAGTGTTTAATTTTTTCATAACTTATTAACAGTGTTCAACACAAGCTTCATTTCGTTTTCTGTTTTAAAAGGTCCGTGATAATTGTTTCTTTCTAATGTAATTAATTTAGGGCAAAGGGATTTGACCCAACCTTTTTTAAATTTAATTACATAGTAACCTGCACAGTATTGGCTTTTACTTTTATCGCTTTTGGCAAATAAAGGTAATTTTTTCCTTACATTATATACAGGTTCAAATGGTTTACTGCTACAGGGGTAATTATAAATTGAATATCCGGAAGTTTCTACTTCAAATTTATGCACCGGTGGACTTTCAACTAGATTTATTCCTAGCTCTGCTGTAATTTCTTCTAGGTTCTTATAAACAAATGCTTGACCTTTTCTTAAAAACCAATAACCTTTTTTGTTCTTAGCAATACTTCCAATTTTTTGACCATGATCTTCTAAGATCCATTCCTTGTTTGGAATTAAAGTTTTTGATACTACATGCATTTTTTCCTCCTCGCAATATTCTTTATTGATACAGGTGTCGGTGTATCGGCAAATTTTCATGACGCATATCTTGCATTAAGAGGATCTGCGTAACTCTGCACCTGTTCACTGATCTTTTGAAGATCATATGTTGAACAAAATTTCAAAAGTCTAATACCAACTTGTGAGATATTTTTTGTTGTGTGTTCTTCCGCATTGATTACATCACTTATGATTTGTTTTATCTCAGCAGGTTGTGCAGTTAGATCACACAATAGTTTATTTCGATTGTAATCATCGAGCACACGGTGCTCTACGCCTTCGTGATCTGTCCACTTTTGAAGCATGAGATTGTTCCAATTATATCCTTTGGAATTTCGATCTGCAAATGCTTCTCGGAGACCAACTTTATTCTTTGTGCCCTTTTCACGAACTCCCGGATATGCACTAAAGACGTTGTCTGATGTGTCACCACGCATACACTTCTCAAACAGAAGCCATTCTGGATCAGGGGCCGGCTTAACTTCTTTAGTTTTCTTATCAACTACTCGCTTACCTTTTTCATCAAAGTAGCCTTCATGTGTGGTTGTAATTTGCATGACACCGTTATATTGTTTTACATTGGGTGCAATCAATTGTGCGAAGTCGCCATCTGTCGAAATAATAACATGGGTGTCATTTGGGTGTGCTTCAATGAAGCCTGCAATAAGATCATCTGCTTCGAGTTGTTTATGTTGTAATACTGTAGCATTGGTCTTTTCTGTAATAAACTCTTTAAAGTTATCAAACGTTTCCCAAAATGCCTTGTCTTCTTCCATCTCTCGTGGGTTCTGTGCCGCCCGAGCTTCTGTGCGTTGACGCTTGTAAGGAGCATAGAAGTCCTTGCGCCAGCTGCGCCCCTCCAAAAAGAAGATAACGTGATCACCCTTAAAGTCGCGCCACGCTTTTCTCACACTGCCCAATACTGTAGCAAGACTCATGCCTACTTTGTCTTCGAGACTGCCACGAATGACGTGCCTTGCTCGAAAGAATGTATTTGCGGTATCTACAAGTATGTATGTTTTATTCATTAGGAAAATTCCGTTTTACCATCGTCACGCAATGCTCGACTAACGTATCCACTGCCTCTACGTTCCATGTTAACATCCGCTTCGGACCCTACATTTTTGCAAAGTTCTTGGAACCATTGATCGACTATTGCTTCTTCAGTTTCACCGGTATATCCGGCTTCACGTAATTGTAACACAAAATATTCATTCCAGTCAAGTTCAAAGAATCCATTACGAATGTTTTCTTTATTGACATGGGTATCTATCACTGCTATCCACGGCTCTTTCTTTTCCGTAGCAAGCTCTTTCGGATTCAGCTGAGCAAGACGTTTTGTTTCTTGTGCTCGGTCAGCCTGCTCACTTGCTTCTTTGGCAATCTTAGTAGAACGTTCAGCATCTTCAACAGCCCGCTTTGTTTCTTCCTCAATTTTATCAATACCAAAAAGTTTTTTAATAAATTTGTTCATATGTATCCTTAAAATAAATCAACTCGTTCCCATGGCAAAAAGTCCTTACCGAAGTGTCCATAGTTGGTTGTGCTACTATAAATTGGACGGAACAGATTAAACCGTTCAATAATACCTTTAGGGGTTAAGTCTATATTATGTTCAATCCATTTGGTTAACAACCTGCTTTGCATAGTATCAGCAGTTTCAACATAAAAACTCATAGGCTGTGCTAATCCAATAGCATAACTGATTTGCACCGTGGCCCAATCTGCTTGTCCGCTTGCTACAATATTCTTAGCAAGATATCGCATCATATAAGCCGCACTGCGGTCTACTTTGGTAGGATCTTTCCCACTAAAAGCACCACCACCATGAGGACTATAACCACCGTAGGTATCCACGATAATTTTTCTTCCAGTGAGGCCAGTGTCGCCATCAGGACCACCAATAACGAAACGACCAGTAGGGTTAATATAAAATTCAGTAGCATCATCAACAAACTCCTGTGGTAAAATATCTCGTATAATACGTTCCACAGAAATTCTTACCAAATCAATTTCCGCATCTTCATTGTGCTGAGTGCTACATACTACTTTAGAAATACGCTTAGGTGTATTATCATCATCATTATATTCAAATGTAACTTGACTCTTAGCGTCCGGTCCGAGGTATGGCGCAGCCCCTGCTTTGCGTAATTTAGTCAATTCTTCAACAATGCGGTGTGACCAGTATATAGCACTAGGCATATAATTTTTAGTTTCATTACACGCATATCCAAACATTAAACCTTGATCACCGGCACCGAATGTATCAGTTCCTAATGCAATATCTGCACTTTGTCCGTGTAACAAGTTTGTAATTTCTACTGTGCGCCAATCAAACCCTGTTTGTTCGTATCCAATATTTTTAATAACTTTACGAACGGCACTGCTCACTTCTTCGTCGTGTAAAATGCCTTTGTATTCTCCTGCAACGACAACACGATCGGTAGTGACTAATGTTTCGCAAGCACATCGAAGTGCAGAGTCTTCCTTGGTCATAACTAAATCTAAAATTGCATCACTAATTGCATCTGCAACTTTGTCGGGATGACCTTCACTGACACTTTCACTTGTAAATAGATAACTCATATTTTCCTTTTTAAGTGCCCCACTCGTTTTTAAACAAGGGGACTTGTAGTCTGTCGCTATAGCGAAGACCGTGTTTCATAGCCGCAAGTGCTACTGTTTTATTATTTAATGCATAGACACTCTCTACACCACCAACTGGCATTAGATACACCGGGCCTTGTAATCCTGCATCTCTATATTCTTGTGTTGCTTTCAGTGCGTCTTGGATATCGTCCTCGGTGGCCACAACAAACTTCAAATATACATAACCATAGTTTTCATAATCAACAACTACCTTAGGCTTGATAGCATCTTTCCACGGCTCGCCGCTACCTGGAAGTTTGGCACTAACAGAGAATGTAAATTCTGTATGCCCGCTACGCACGGATAGATATTCTTTAAACTTCTCTGTTAATCGCATTGTGCCGTTCGTTTCAAATGTAATATCTTTACATCCACGCATGTCTGGTTGTTCTAACAAGTCCGGATATTGCTTTTGCCAACCTAGCAACGGTTCCCCACCTGTGATAACAAGGTGTTCGTCTCGCCAGGCACCGAATGGTAATGTTGCTACAATGTCTTTAGCAAGTCCGTCGACTTCAATCATTGGACTTAGATCTTTAAATGCAGGATGCCAACTTGCATAACTGTCGCACCCTGTTGACACTAGCGGCAATGATTTGTATTCTGTAAACGGTGTGATCATTGTATGCTGTGCCGCAATATCTGTTGCTTCGTGACTTAGTTCGCCCCGCGCCATGCCAAACCCCTGACAGGTAAAGTTGCAGCCATAGGTGCGTAGAAAAACGGAAGGCACGCCCATAAAGCGACCTTCACCTTGGATAGAATAGAATAATTCGGATACTTTTATTTTGCTCATTAATCATGCCTTTAGAGAGTGATAAGTAATTATACATTATTATTTAGACTTGTCAACTCATAAGGAAAAAAATGTTAGAAACTAAAATACATTGGCAAGTCAGTGATTACTGCACCGCTGGCTGCACTTACTGCCCTAAGACATATTGGGGTGGAGAAAAGCCTAGAGATATACTTGAATATGTTCGAGTTACAAAAAAGATGATTGACCATTATACATCATTGAATAGACGTATTATTTGGCATTTTACCGGAGGGGATCCATTAGAGATGTTTGATTTTCCAATGGTATTAAAAATGTGCAAAGAAGCCAATGGCGATATAACAATTGATACTAATGGTGGAAAATTATGGATGGACTGGTGGGCAATAGAACCACATGTTGATTATTTAAATTTAACATACCACTATTGGCAAAATCCAAATCTAATAAAGTTTATTCTTCAAACATTTATAGCCAAAGAAAAATCTTTTTCGATTACTGTGCCTATTCGTCCAGACTTCTTTGAAAACGATTTTCAAAGAGCAGAATTGATAGAACAGGAGTTTTCAATACCAGTAGGAAAACAAGTATTATTTAATCTTGGAGATTCTAATTTGGGTTTTGATTATACAGAAGATCAGCTTATTAAATTAGACAGGCCGGATTTAATTCCTAGCAAAATTATGACTTATCATGAACGCCTACAGGAGAATGTAATTGATCATCCTGTGTTCACAGGTAAACTATGTAATGCCGGAATCGAAACTTTAAAGATCAATAACGGATGGGTTAGAGGTAGTGATTGCGACAGCTTAATACTAGGAAAAATCTGGGACGAAAATTTTGAATTACCGTCCCAACCTCATCGCTGTAGGATAATGTATTGCGGATCAGGTGCTGATCAGCAAATTACAAAGTTTGATTAAACTTTTTGTAATTACCCTTACCGGGGATTATATTTCGAACCCCACCGACTGGGTCCTCGACATCACCTTCAAATCTGGGAATAAGATGAATATGTGGATACATGACAGTTTGTCCTGCAGCCTTGCCACAGTTTAATCCAATATTAAATCCATCTGCTTCTCCAGACTTAATTAGGGCAAGGCCATATCGATATGCATCATAAAATGCATCTTTAATAACTTCAGGAGTGTCGTGTTTTGGAACAAACAGCATGTGACCATGTGAGACCGGAAACCCATCTCTATACACGACTACATGAAAGTCTTCTGAAACTTTATCTGTCCAGGGAGTGGTTGTTGTTTCTAAATCTTGTTGTTTAGCCATTGTTTGTAATTTCTCTAAATCTTTGTAAAAATGCTTCTTTAAGACAAGAATATTCTTGCTTAGTTAAGACATTATTATAATAGATCCACGTCTTATCGTCAACAATTTTTATGTCATTTATTTTAAAATAACGTTCGCCGCCCGCCCATAAACTATTAACTTTCATTTGCTTTTTCTGTTAAGTATGTATCGTTGTGGATCCATTTATTGTCGACTAGGAAACCCCATTCTCTACGTTGTGGACCAGGCATGAACATTGTCCAGCAGTCTGTTCCTGCTTTAATCTCAATACGGTGATAGCTATTAGCACTGCAAACACGGAAGTGCCCGGGACCACGCCAATGCTGTGTTTCACCGATCTTGGCACCTTGTGAATCAAAGTTAGGAGTCCATTCATAATAACCGCCTTTTAAGATAATTGTAGCGTAAGACCATGGATGATCATGCACATCATCGGGGTCTGACTTAAGGAACTTGTGAAGAAAGATATTAAAGGGGAAGTGCTTTCTATCTTTAAGAAACAGGTAGTAGCGTTCGAGGTAAGGTTCATTATCTTGTCTATCCATTACAATGCGTTTACGACCAAACTGGTCTAGTGTATTTAAAAACCAATTAGAAAGGGATGTCATCAAGTGATTCCTCCGAGTGTATTTGTGATAAACAAACATTATAATCAATGATAAACGCTTCCCAACTTTTACGCATAGCTGGCCAGCGTTCGGTCATTTCTTTTAGTCTAATCCAACTAACTTCGTTAAATGTTTTGTATGCAACAATAGGATCGTCTATTGTTATAGGACCGTCATCATATACCGGCCATTCTTCATTTAGGTCAAATTGCTCAATAGAGTTTGACATGAAAAAAACCCTTCAGTTAAATCTTGTGTTTGTTTTCTTAGTTGCGGAATTCTTGTTTCGTAATAATCCATATGTTGCATAATAGCAAAACATAAATTATTACGATGTGCTAGATAAGAGTCAAAACTTTTCGTCCATTCACTAGGATACTTGAAAGTATCGTAATACATTTCTGTATAACTGAGTCTATCTGGCACCATAGGAATAGCATCTACAATAGCACCTTCGTAACAGCTAATACCGAGAGTCTCTTGTAAGTTAGCACTAAACACAATTTTAGCTTCGCCTAGTAAATTGTGATATTCGTTTTTAGTAAGTTCTTGATCTTGACAAACAACAAACTCGTATTGCGGTAGCTGTTCTTTTAAATCACGAAAGATTTCAACCTGCTTCTCCGGAGCGATTCGATGAGGGAACAAGATAAGATCACGTTTCTTCATGCCTTTATAAAGATTCAAAGTTGAATCCATATATTCCATAGGCCAACCAGTGCGAACTATTTGTTTATCTTGCATGTAGTTCATTGCCCCGGTCCTAAAATCAATATCTAGCAAATTTTCCATAAACATTTCAATATGGAATTTTGTAGCAAAGTAATTGTGATCGAATGCGTGAAAGAAGCTTTTCTCAGCATGTCTAACCCAGGGCTTATCGCCAACAAGACGTCCTAGGAAGTCTTGCGGATCGTAACTACCGGCATGCCATAGTCCGTGTGTAGTTACTGGAATGCCCAGCAACTCACTCATATACTTTAAGTTGATAATGCCCGGGTGCCAAGCATCAGTAAACAAAAAGTGATCGCCGGGGCGAACGGCTCCGTCACAAAATAAGCGACCCATCTGCTCCACTTGTGCTGACTTATATATGTTGGTACCGCCAAAATTAAGGAAAGCACCAGGAGTAGTGGCATTAGGAATATCCGTAGGGCCAGAGATAACTTGAACATGGTGTCCTGCTTTTTTAAGTAAGGAAGGTATATGGGCTTTCCACTCGCCGGTATAGCGAGTGGAAACTGCTTCGAGATCTACTAAGTAGATGGTCACTGGCGACCATTCCTATAGTTATTGTTATAACCGTTGTTGTTACGAGGCTTGTTGCCTAGATACGGTTTACGTTCGCCATTCCACGCAGGGCGAGTGAAGTGTTTGTATTCTTGAGAACGATACAGATCTGATGGAACAAACGGAAGGAGATTAAATCGGCAATAATCTAACCACGCATCGAGATCATCAAAGATCTTAGATACTTCGGGTTTCATGAAAAGAGTCTTTTGAATATAATTTGGCTGTGCCATTATAATTACCTTGTAATTAAGGGTTGTTGGAAAATTTAAGGAAAGCGCCATTCTCGCCGTCCTCACTTACATCTATCCAAGTCTCACGACCGGGATATCTTGCGCTGATTGTTGCGTTAAGTTCGCGAGCAATCATTTCGCAGGATTTGTGATTGAGCTCTAATGTGCCATTGCTGTAGCACTTTTCAAGCCAACGCTTAAACTGGATAAACTCAATATCGCGGTCATCGTGTGTAACAGCAATATAAACTTTAAAATGGAAAATATGGCGATGCGGAGTTCCTAGGAAACTGACATCGTATTCATCGCCGGTTGCAAGTTTAGGATCTGTAGCCGCGGCTGGATACATATGAATACCTTCCTTACGAAGGGTAACCCAAATCATTGATAAGTCAGTCATTCCTCAGTCTTCTTTGCAGTAGTTTTTTTAACGGTTTTTGTCTTTTCTGGCAAGTTGTCTTTCATCATATTATAGATTTCCCATAACTTCCAGTCAATGCTTTCGAGCAATTTAAATAGCTTTTCTTCGTTTGTTTGTTGTGCGGCTTGTTTAGTAATTTTTGAATTAATCATGATATAATTGTATCTCCTTTATATTGATCCCACGATGTAAAGTTATCACGGTCCATTAATTTATGTAGGCTATGACTCCATACTCCTGGGTTTGTGGCTTTAAAGTCCTTATCATCAATTTTAATCATTGTGTTGTAATTCCAAAGTTTAACGTAAGGAATCGAAACACGGATTTGCGGAATAAAATTGTTGTATTCACAATAACCACCTTCATGAAATTCTTCCACTTGATTGATAGGAATATCCAATGAACATAGATATTCTTTATCAAGGAAGAAAAGAATCATATCTTCCCAAGCCTTATGTTCTTCATAAGTTTGAGGATTGAAACTATGATTGGCACCAAAGAAGATATGTTCACAACCTTGCAAATTTACTGCAATATGCTCAACAGGTTGAATTCCAGTAACGAACAGTGTTTTCTTTCCGTATGCCGGAGTGTGCTCAATTTCTGTGCCAATAAAGAATGTTACGTTATCTGCAACACCTGATTGATAATCACGTTTCATTTTTTTTAGTGCGTTTAGTTTTAGTAGTATTAACTTTAACAGACTTTTCGTGTTCTGTCAATGCATTCTGGACATCTCTAAGTAATGCTTCGTCATCCCAAATAAGTTCGGTTTTACCATTGAAATGAGTAATTACTGTTAGATGCGACCCAATTACAACCGTAGGTTCGTCTTTTGCTTTTAATTCAGCGATCTGTTTTTTACGGCTTGCCATTACATTTCTCCTGGAGTTATATCTTTTTTTATTGGATTAAAATAATTATCTTTATCAAAGTAAATTTGAAATACTTTTTTATAATCTTCTTTATCTAAGAACCAACCAATGTGAGTATGGATGTGTATCAGCTCATTGTGGTTAATTAGCATTTCGCCTAACAAAATTTTATTTTCTTTTTTTAAGTATTCAAATTCCAACAAGTTTTTAAATTCTTGCGTGTTAGCATTAAATGATATCTCACCTACTAATTCTTTTTCATTAATATTTTGCAGATATTGTCCAAATGCTTTTTCTCGATACATAAAATGAAAATACTCTATTAAGTTTTTATCTTTTGGCCAAATAGGTTGTTCGTAGTCAATGTCGATAAGATAGAATCGTCCCAGGAACATTTCAGGAATAAATTTTAAATCGGGAAACAGTGATCGTAAATGCTTTGAGTAATTTACATAACCTTCGTCGAATAATCTAGGACCAAAAAATTCACTTGCTCCTATAGTAGGTATGTTTTGATCAAAGTCTTCTTTGGCCAAGTGTTCAAGGTCTTTATGAATTATTTTATAGCAGTTACTTTTTAATTTTTTTGGCAATACGTTTTCTAGAATATGAATCATCTGAGCATCTTGTTCAACGAAGTAAACAAATTCTGCTCCATGTTCTAATGCATGTATTCCTAGAAGACCTGTGCCACAACCGAGATCTATGAAAGTATTACCCTTGGCTACTGCACTAATTGCAGGTTTTAGCAGAAGGTCCAATCTACCTTCTTGATTTAGCATATCTAAGTTCATGCCTTCCGGTATGATCTTAGAATTTGCCCACTCACTTTTTGACAGGTAGTATGCCATTGTTATTCGCCTAATTTACCTTCTTCGAGTTCTCGTAGTTTGTCATCATCTGGGTTAGCAAGATCAATTTCTTCAACTGTGGTAACTACTTCAACTTCAAATAAACTGTTAAATTTATTTTGTGCAGGACCTCCCTGCAGACGTGCGCCTTCTAAACTACGCAAGAATGGACCAGCACGTTCGATCATTTCAAACGCTTCTGTCTTATCTTTAGTATTGAATAAGTCTTCAACAAATGAACCAAAATACAATATATTTCTAGGAACCCAATCACTATGCTCGTCGCTCATATCAGAGCCTTTGACTTTCTTCCAATGTGTCCAATGTAGTTTGCCAGAAGTTTTGACAATCTCGATATCCATTAATTGTTGAGCACGTTGCACAGCAACGATGTGGCATTCAACATTATGACCCATCATCAGTGCATAGGCAAAACTATCCCAACTTGTTCTGTTTGGAATCTTACCTAACTTGTTAAGTCTAGGGGCAACATGATAGTGACCTGGATTTAAATGATCAAACTTAGTGCCATTTAATTCTGCGTCAGTCTTGCGTTCGCCTAGATTGTAGTAGGCAATATCTGCCATTGTTAGTCTGCGACCAATTGACGATTCGAATGGGAATGGGATGTCTGATCCTGAAAGTGCTTTGTTATCTGGGGCTTTGTCCATAATAACACTCCACCTTTTGGGAGTGTGGACTGCACTGGTGTAGACAAGTCCGTGCGCTGTTGCGATGAACGGGGAGGCGCAGTCAAAAGATATGGTAAGCTCTTCATTAATATGTTTCCTAATTTGTCGTTGAATCAAAGTTAAGTAACAACTCCAGTCGAGTTGCGCTGTGCCCAAGAAGTGGATCCAGTTTTTGCCCTTCAGCAAACCATCTTCACGCAAGGTCATTAGACGCTTGAGTGTAATATCCATCTTGCACATGTTGGCGCCACCAAAGGCCCAACCTTCTGCTTCACGCCCTGCATACTTGCCTGTAGGGTCGCTGAATTCTTTAACACCGTCATACCACTTTTCAGCAGTATCCCAATCACTGCCTTGTAGAACATTGAGCCATTTAGTTTGACCTAAACGATTCGTTAGGAAGTAATCGTTATTGTAACGTGTCTTATCTAAACAGTCTTCGAATGTTTTTAGTCCTGTCTTGGGACTGTGAATGTGATCGCAGGCCCAGGTCGGAACGTCAAGCATCATTGACCAGTCTGCGGTTACTTCCAGCCACTCGAGAATCTTTTGACGAGTCTTTGTAGCTTCCTTACCTTCGAAGTCTAGCCAGTCAAACTTAAGAACACCCTTACCAATCTGGTATCCGCCTGAGTCGCCTAAGATCATTGTGTTATTACGATCTCGATCCTGAATCATCGACTCTTGTGTCATACTCTTTGTAAGGTCTAATTGTGCATGACCTGCTGAATACAATCCATACTTATAGGTAAAGTATCCGTCTTCTGGGTTAAGAAAGTTCATACCTTCGATACCGCGATCAAAGCCCGCAGGAATACGTGTTTTGGGTACAAACTCTTCTAGACGTTGTTTAGCAACATAAGTGCTATAGAAAGAACTAATGGCTGGCAAGTAGACAGCGTAGTCTTTCTGTAGTGGAGTTAAATTAACTTGTTGTTTCATTATTAAGTCTGTGCAGGAATAATGTATTTGTAAGTAGCCAATCCACTATCTAATGTAATTTGTAAGGCACCTTCGTTACTTAGGCTCATTTTGCAGTTATTAACATCTGCTGCCTTAAGAATAGCCAATACAGGCGCAACTGGCCAAGTCCATCCTTTGTTTAAGTTTCCGGTAACGTTTTGTGCAAAAATAAATTCACCACCATGACTTGCTTGGTCACCGAATGTGAATTTTAATTTGTCACCATCTGTCTTAGCAAGGAAGGTTGTGTGTTCGTTGTTAGCAGCCGCTTGAAAGCTAAACCGTTGAACACTTGCAAGTGTAGGCTCGACTTCAACATCCCACTTAACTCCCCGGAACTTAACTGTCTTAAGTTTTTCGTTAATGATCTCAGTGTTCATAAAACGGTAATCGTTTTTGAAGTCCTTTGTAGCATTTTCAAAATGTAAACCTGTCGGAATAATTTCACCGTTGCGGTCTTGTTTAACCACTTCGATATTTGCGTTCTCTTTATACTCCGGGCAGTCAAGTAGATACTTCAGTTTGTTCATTTGCGGCATACCAAAAATGCCTAGCATGTCTCCATGCGGGTCAGCTGTTTCGCCATACATAATAACAGTTCGATCATCTGCCATAGAATCGATCTGTGTCTTTTCGTCTGTTCCTGTAATTTTCACAATGTTTAAAAAGCCAAGATTATGTGTGTGGCTAACGATGTCTTGTAGAATGTCTTTCATGATTAAAGTCCTTTGTATTAGTTTATTTAGATTTAGGGTAAATGTCAACAACTATTTTCAATCGAATGAAAATAATTTGCCAAACGTGTTATCTTGTGTGGTAGATTCTAGATCCCATTCTAGAACTCCGATCAGGTTATCAAGTTTGTTATTGATAATAGTAGCTTCCATTTCGCTGTGATCAAACGGCAGATCTTGGAACCATTTTGGTAAACGTAATTCGTCAGTTGGGTAAGCAACACTGGTATATCCTAGTGGATTGTCTCTAACCTTACAGACAATAACTT